CGTGAAAACGTTTTTCGCCCTGGCCGACGTGATCGCGGAGGGGCTCGAGATTAGCCGAGCCGAGGCCATGGCCCGCCTGCGAGACGCGCTCGAATAAAAACCCGCCCGGAGAGGGGCGGGAAAGGAGACCAAATGCTCACCAACACAATACCACAGTTGACGGAATCTACACCAGCGCTGGAGCGCCGCCTTGAGGTGCTGCTGCGCCAGCTCGAGGCCCTGGGGGTGGAGATGGTGGACACTCCTGAGATCATTGTCAGCGCCCCTGGCAGCATCGTGCTGATTCGCGACGGCCAGCCGGTGGAGTTCTGCTGGTGGGGCTACGAGCGCGTCCCTACCGAGCAAAACCTGAGCTATCTCGATGTGCTGCGTCGCATCGGGGCGATAGTCCCGCTGGCGAATCGGGGAGAGCATCCGGCCCTCGGCCCTCTCGGGCGCGCACTGTTGCGTTCCTGGCTGGAGCAGAACCGCCCGGCCTGGGAGCAAATGGACCTCTCGGAGTGGGAGAGGTCCGAGGACGAGGGCCAGCAGGAAGCGCCGCGTGAGGCCGGGCGTACGCGGGCTGAGCTATTGGACGAGGGGTGGTACTGATGGATGCCATCGCTCGCGGCAAACAGCGAATCCGGCAGTTTTTGGAGCGGGAACGCGACGTTCCCGCTCTGGCCTGTCGTCTGCGCAGACTGAGGGTTTACACCCCAGGCGATCGGGACCGGCTGAGGCACGATCTCCTAAACGACGAGCTGGATGAGATTTATTCGGGGCATGGCCCCGAGGAGGAAGCTAATGGCTGACATCGAGGCCATCCGTCGTGAGATTGACGCCCGCCAAGCCCGCATTGACGCGGCTATCTCGCCTGATCCAATCGAGCGGGCCTGGGTGCGGTGGCGGTGGGCACAGGATAAAGCCCGCGAGCAGCGCCGTGAACGGCTCCTCGCGTTGAGCGTGGCGCTAATCGAACTGAAGGAGGAACGATGAACCGTGACCCTACCAATGACCTCTCGGTGGACCTCTCGAACGTGAGCGATGAGCATCTGGCGGCGCTGTTCGCGGGGATGAGCATGATCGCTGTGCGGGATGTCTCCGCGTCGCATCGCCAGCAGGCCCAGGATTGGTTGGTGCTGGCGGGTCGGGAGATTCACCACCGCTTCTCTAGGAGGAACCAATGGTGCGAGCTCTGATGCGACTCCTTGGGGTGTATGGCGACGTTCGGGCGGCCTCTCGGGGCCGCCTGATGCAACGAATGGTCTGGAAGTCGGCCCGGCGTACGTTGCGCCGGGCCGGACGCCGGGCAGGGTGGTGGTAATGGCTGACCCGAAATCTCGGAAACAGCTCGAACGGCTCGAGCTGCTGCTGGTCGTCCCGGCAGCGCTGCTGGTGTGCGCGCTGCTGGCGTTTCTGGTGTGGATTGCGAGGTAGTGCATGGGCATTCTGCTGCTGATCGTCTGGGGCGTTCTGGCCCTGCTGCTGTACTGCCTGCTGGTCGTGTCGGGGCGCATTTCCCGGCTGGAGGAATCATGATCGTTGACCCCAGCACCAAAATCTACGAGAGCCTGGCCCTGAGGGGCGATATCTCCGGGCTCAGCCCTCAGGAGAAAACCCACTACTACGCAGCGCTGTGTGAACGGCTGGGGCTGGACCCCTACACCCAGCCGTTCACCCCGCTCAAACTCAACGGGAGGGAGATTCTCTACGCGTCCAGGGCGGCGACGGACCAGCTGGCCCGCATACACAACGTCACCCGGCGGGTGATGAGCCGCGAGCGGATAGAGGACGTCTACGTCGTCACCGTGCAGGCCTCGCTGCCCAATGGTCGCACCGAGGACGCCATAGGCGCTGTGCCCCTCAGCAATCTCAAGGGCGAATCCCTGGCAAATGCGCTGATGAAATCGGAGACCAAGGCCAAGCGGCGAGCGACGCTGGCCATCCTCGGATTGGGGATGCTGGACGAGAGCGAACTCGAGACCCTCCCCAAATCGTCTATAAGCCCCTCCGAACCCACCCCCCCTACTCCAAGTACCCCCCCCGCTGTGCAAACGAAATCTGACCCCTCTCAGCCAGCCACAGTGGCATCTGAGGTCATCGCGATGATCCGGCTGATGCAGGAGCAGGGACTAACCGACCGGGAACTGATGCTCGCCATCTGCTCCAATATGGTCGGTCGCGAGATTCATAGCCGCAAGGATTTGACCCCAGATGAGGCCAACCGTATCCGTCTGCGGCTACAGGCGGTGGGCGAGGCAATGCCCGAGGGAGTCAGTCTCAACGAGTTTTGGCAGGACTATCTCGTTGGGAACCTCTCCGGAGACCTCACTGACATTCCGGCGTTGGTGCAGGACTATCTCAATCTGATAGCCCTCGGGGGACAGCATGTTCAGTAGATTCCTAGACCGCCCTATTGCGTTCCACCGGATTTTCGTGACCCTCACCGGCAGCGTTACCGCCGCTCTGATGCTCTCCCAGGCCCTGTATTGGGCGCAGCGCTCTACGTCCGAGGACGGTTCGTTCTACAAAACGATGGAGGACTGGGAGGAGGAGACCGCGTTGAGCCGGTTCGAGCAGGAGGGGGCGAGGCGGGTTTTGCGAGCGCTCGGATTTTGGCACGAGGAACGCCGTGGCATGCCCGCAAAACTCTATTTCCGGATAGACCTCGAAGCCCTCGAAAAAGCCCTTTCCGAACTGATTGCTGAAAACCAGCAATCAAGTATGCGGAAAACCAGCAATCATGATTGCTACTCTGCCGCAAACATGTTTGCGATGAACCAGCAATCTAATAAAAGAACAGAGATTACTACAGAGATTACTACAGAGACTACAACTACAACCCCCCCTACCCCCCCAAGCGCTGGACAACCTGGACGACCTCAACGGCAGGACTTTGCCCGGCCTCAAACCTCAAGTGCCCGAGGGCAGTTGTTGTTGTCGTTGAGAGAACAAAATTTAGAACAGCGATTCAATCAGCGTCTGCGAGCCGGGATGCGAGACGCCGCGTGGTTCGAGTGGCTCGACACGCTCATCCCGCAGTACGAGCGGCTGGGCACAGAGTTTCCGGAGGCGGTGCGTCAGGCCCTCGAGGCGCTGGCGAGTGCGGGGAAAACCAGCAACGACCATCGCTATTTCGCCGGGGTATTGCGGAAATACGTTCCGGCTGCGCTGCGCCCCAAACCCTCTGGCCCGAATCTGACGCCCGATGCCATCGCTGCCGAAATCGCCCGTCTGGATGCTGAGATCGAGGCCGGTCGGCGCAGGCTCTACGCAGGAGACCAGTATGCCGTTAGCTGACGATCTGTCGGGGAGCCGGGGCCGGGCTGAAATCACCGCCCTGACCGAGGTGCTCCAGCGGCTCAGAGCTCGAGCCGCCGACCCGCAGCAGCAGCAGCTCGTGCGCGCACGGGCTCGGGAATCGTTCGACCGGGACGTGCTGTTCTGGCGTTCGGCGTACAAAGTTTTTCTGGCCCATCAGGGACTGCCCGAGAAGGAGCGCAACACCCCCGAACTGGGCCAGGCCTATGCCACGATGCACCGGCTGCTGCCCGTGCTGGCCGAGTATTCCGACGTGTTCGGATTTCCAATCCCTACCGAGATTGAGACCTACGCAGTGCGGTACTACGGGCGGGGCGATGACGCCAGGGGGATGCGCATATGGAGCGACAAAAAACGACGCCCGATGCTGTGGAGCGACGGCTCGAGGCATCCCTGATCGAGATTCTGTGTCCAGCCTGCCGAGGGCTGGACACAGTTTGCCCCCGTTGTCGGGGCTGGGGCTGGATTGTGCAGGAGGGGCATCGTGCGAGTGACTCTGACAGCCTATGAGATGAGTCTGGGCTGGTACGTGGCGGGGCAGCGCAGCTTGCGGAGCCTGTTTCGGGGCAGCCGCAACAACCACGGGCTCACCGATCTGGTGCGAGCCCAGGCCATTCACGTCTACGGGACCTGGGCCGAGATGGTGGTGGCGAAGGCCCTGGGCTGCTACTGGGAGCCCACTGTGGACACGTTCAAATCGCCCGACGTGGGGCAGAACATTCAGGTGCGCTGGGCCGAGCGGCCTGAGCATCGCCTCATCGTCCGACCTGCCGACGATGCCTCCCACGTCTACGTGCTGGTGAGCGGGTTCGGGCCGGATTTTGAGGTGCGGGGCTGGATGGACGGAGCCAGCGCCAAACGCGAGGCCTATCACACCGAGCTGGGTAACGGCAGACCCCCGGTGTACGCCATCCCCTCCGAGGTGCTCTATCCGCTCTCGGCGCTAATAAAACAGCTCGAGCGAGAGCGGCAGGAGCAGGCCTACGAGCGGCGGAGCGCTGCCCAGTTTCTCCAGGAGGTGCCATGACACTCTCCGAACGCCACATCCAGCGCCAGATCGTGGACTACCTGCGGGCCACAGGATGGTTAGTTATAGAGACCTATTTGGGCTCCAGCCGGGGCGGCAGCGCATGGCTCACCAAGGGGCTACCCGATCTGTACGCCGTTCGTAGGGGTCGCCAAATATGGGTTGAGGTCAAAACTCCTTCCGGTCGAGTGCGCCCAGAGCAGCAAACCCTGCACGAGCAGCTCAGAGCCCAGGGAGCCGAGGTTTATGTGGTTCGCAGCATCGAGCATTTGCGGGAGGAGGTGGAGGGATGACCCAACCCGATAGCAAGCGCCTCGAGGCGCTTGACCCAGACCTGGTCGGCTTGCCCACAGTCACCCAGTTTGAGCGGGAGTTAGGGTTGAGTAGGGGAACGCTATACAACTGGGTCAAACGCAACGGCGGGCAATTTATCAAGGTGGGCAAATTCCGACTGGTTCCATTGAGACTCCAGGAGCGCTATTTGCGCGAAACAAAACGCCTCAATGTGGAGCGCGCCCCTTGCCGCCCCCGAGACTGGCTCGGACTCTACCAGGCTCAGGCGATGGCAGGATGCAGCATCTCGATGATTTGGAATGAAGTATTGCGGGGGAATATCCGTGCTGTGCGGGTTGGCTACATCAACTACTACCACCCCGATGACGTGCGCCACCTGGCTCAACGGCTGAAAAATAAGCCCTTACCCGGCTGGGTTTCGGTGCGAGAAATGGCCAAAAGCGCCGGGGCCAGCCTAAATGGTGCCGTAAAACGGCTCAGAGCCCTGGGTTACCCTCTCCGCAAGTTCCGGCAACCAGGGGAGCACCAGCTCGCCTGGTATACGACCGAGGAGGGAGCCGAGGCCTGGCGGCGCTGGATTGCCGGGTTCAATAAAACTCTCCCCCGCAACCGGCCTGTGCGAAAGTGCCCTCAATGTGGCGTGGAATATCGCCCGGAGCGTGGCTGGAAATTCGGGCGATTCTGTTCTTGCTCCTGCAAGAATCGGGCAGATCGAGCTGCCCGTGGGGGAAAAGCATGAACAAGCTGGTGCGCCTCGAATTTGAAACCTACGATGGCGAATTTCTGGTGGCCGATGGCTGGCTTTCCGCAGAGGATTGGGAGCGGATACGCGCCCTGCCCGAGGACGACCAGGACACTTATGTCGAGGTAGTGTTGGAGCGCATTTACGAGTGTTCTGGCTGGTCATACGATGAGCCGATCCCCGGAGAGTGGGTGGTCGTGTACTGGCGGGAGATTCGCGGGCTAGCGCCGCACCCCACTTTGACTAGGGGCGGCATGAGGGAGGTGGGAGTATGACTCGCAGAGGAGCAATCATGAACAACCCCATCAGAATCGAGTTAGTCGCAACACCTCAGGGCTGGACGGCCCGCATCGAGGGCATGGAGGATTATGAGTCGAATCCAAGCTATGCAGCAAACAAATCATCCTGGACGTAGCTGAGCAGGCCGGGCTAGAGGATATTTACGCCCCGGAGGACTTGGATGTGGACGAAACGGCTCGCATCTACGCCCTCTGGAAACTGGCTAAGGCTGTCATTCCTCACAATGAGGATGGGGAGTATGACTCCTGCATTCTGAGCGCCTACGGAAATGCCCTCTATTTCCTAGCTAGAGAGAATCTATTCCTCATCGAGTTGGCTATCGGCAGGAGAGTCGTCGGAAAGTTCGTCGATCCTGAGTTCTGGACAATGATGTTTGCCCCATCCCGAAATGCCAATCCCGAGTTATACGAGCGGATAGATAGGGCTTTGACACTCCCACGGCTAAAGCGCGTGGGATTGTTACCTCTGTGAGGATTGAAGCAAAATGAGTCCTGAGCTGCGATCGAGAGCTGACGCTTACTATCGTGCCCTGCGGCGATGCCGCCCGTACTCCAGAATCATCCCGCTGGAGACCAAGCCCGCTCACCTGAGCCATCGGACAGGGACAAACGAGTCGCTGTCGGGGAGTGTCCCCGTCCCGGTGCTGGTGCGCTCGAGGGTGCGGCTGCCCTGTGGCTGGGTGGCGTTTGAGCGGCTCCTGGCCCTCGAGGACGATTTGCCCAGAGCGCTCTATTACACGGCCCCCGACGGCAGCACGGTGCATCCGATTTTCTGGGCACGGGTAGCCCCCAGACCGCCCGGCCCCGGCTCGCTGCCGATGAGTCTGCTCCAGCGGGATGGCACGTTCCGCAGCCCGGTGCTACGGGGCATGGCCTACGCCGAGGCCATGCTGTGGCTGGCGGCGTGGTTGGAGCCCGAACTGGATGCCCTGGACAAAATCTGACGCATTCTGTACCATTTTGCTAGAGTGGACAACCTATCCCCGGCTGAGGCCGGGGATTTTCATTGGAGATTCAAACCGCCCGACCCAACGGAGGATTATGGCTACCCAACGCGCTCAGCCCCCCCCCAAACTCAGCCCAAAACAGGAGGCCTTTTGCGTGGCCTATGCCGCCAACCCCAACGCGACCCAGGCGGCGATACAGGCCGGATACAGCAAACACACCGCCCGGATCGTGGGTTCCCAAAACTTAACAAAACCTATCATTCAGGCCCGCTTAGCCGAACTCACCGCCCACGCCCGGAGCACGGCCATCGCCACAGCCCTCGAGCGCCAGAGATTTTGGACGGCGACGATGCACGACCCCGAGACCGATATGCAACATCGCCTCAAAGCGTCGGAGCTGTTGGGCAGGGCTCAGGGCGATTTCATCGAGCGGATGTCGGGCGACATCCGGGTGCGGATTGTGGAGGACGATGATTGAGCTGACGGTGCATCTGCCCCGGCCCCATCCGGCCCAGCGAGAGGTGCTGGCTACGGCAAGCCGGTTCAACGTGCTGGTGATGGGGCGGCGGTGGGGCAAAACAAAACTGGCGCTCCGGCGGCTGGCTCGGAGGGCGCTCCACGGCGAGCCGGTGGGCTGGTTTGCGCCGACCTACAAACTGCTGGACGAGGTTTGGCACGAGGCCAACCAGCGTCTGTCTCCGGTGCTGCGCCGCCGGGATGGGACGGCCAAACGGCTCGAGCTGCTGGGCGGGGGGACGTGGGATTTCTGGACACTCGATGAGTCCGACGCTGGGCGTGGGCGTAAATACGCCGAGGTGGTGATCGATGAGGCAGCGATGGTGCGGGGACTGCGGGAGCGCTGGCAGCAGGCCATCCGGCCCACCCTGACCGACCTGCTGGGCTCGGCGTGGTTCCTCAGCACACCCCGTGGCCTCAACGATTTTTACGACCTGTTTCGCCAGGCCGAAAACCGCGAGGACTGGATGCGCTGGCAAATGCCTACCCACCGCAATCCCTACATCAGCCCGGCTGAGCTTGAGGCGGCCCGAGCCGAACTCCCCGCCACGGTGTACGCCCAGGAATACCTGGCCGAGTTCGTGGACCTCCAGGGGGGCCGGGTGCGGCGGGAGTGGCTCAGATATGCCGAGCCCGCCGTACCGCTCCCGGTGGTGCTGGGCGTGGATTTGGCCATCAGCGCCCGAGACGAGGCTGATTACACCGCCGTGTGCGCCCTGTCCCGAGATTCTGAGGGCCGCATTTTTGTGCGGGATGTGCAGCGGGTGCAGGCCGGGTTTTATCAGGTGCTCCAGTTCATCGAGGGGATGGCCGCTCGCTGGAAACCGACCGCCATCGCCATCGAGCAGGTCCAGTATCAGGCGGCGGTGGTGCAGGAGCTGCTGCGCCGCACCCAGCTGCCGGTGAAAGGGGTGCGGCCCGACCGTGATAAATTGACCCGGTTCCAGCCGCTCGAGGCCCGCTACGAACAGGGCCTGATCTATCACAGCCCCACGCTGCCTCGGGAGTTTGAGGATGAACTCCTGAGTTTCCCCAACGGCGTCCACGACGACACCGTGGACGCGCTCAGCTACGCCTTCGGCCAACTCTCCACGCCCCGGCTCTCGAACGAGGCCACGCACCGCCTCCAGGGATGGTGATATGGATTTACACGATGCCTACATCCGGGCGCAACTCGACGGGGTGAAAAGCCGCCTCGACGCCTACGCCGAAGCGCTGGACTGGGCCACCACCGACAAACCAACGCTCAACTGGGCCACGCTGCTGCCGCCGATGACGACCATCGAGGGCATCGAGGCGCTCCAGCGCTACGTCAAACTGGCCGGAGGAATCGGCCGAGACATCTACCAAGAGCGGCTGTGGGGCACTATCGGCACAGTGGGTTGGGCCGGAACCGATCCCCAGGTGGACGAGCGGCTGTGGGCGCTCGATCTGCACAATCTGGCGAGGCAAGCGTTTACCCCACTGATCTGTGGCGGCATCGTGGGCGGCGTGGCCTATCGCGAGTCGGAGCCGGATGCTGGGGAGCCGACCGAAACGGCCGCTCGAGTGGACATCCTCTCGGGTTATCTCCAACCGCTCTCCGAGGACAGCAACACCTCGGACATCTGGGCGCTCTACCAATGCACGACCAACCCCGACGGCAAAACCTACCGAGTGCGGGTGTACGACCTCGAGCTGCGCCAGCTCTACGAGTGGGAGCGTCTCAGCGCTCCCTACAATCTGGCCCTGACCCCAACCCAGACCACTCCGCTGTCGTATCTGCCCCGCTACGTCATGGCCGCCCAGGACGAGAACGGGCTGCCTGTGGGCGAGTTTGTCAACGGCCTGTCGCTGCTGCGGGATGAGATCACCAAACAGGTCAAACTGTTCCGGATGGAGGAGGCCGCAGCGTACGGCCTCCTGGTGCTGGCCGGACCATTCGAGGAGGGCTCCCAACTCGGCCCCAACGGCGTGCTCCAATCCAACGACCCTGCCGCCACCGCCACACGGCTGCCTCCGGGTGATCTAACTCAGATGCAGGTGCAGCACGACCGCACCCTCGAGCGCATTCGCAGACGTTTCGCCGGTCGAGCCCGCCTCACCAGCGGCCGGAATCTGAGCGGAGAGGCCATCGCCGAGGCCAACCAGATGGCCCTCACCGCCTACAGCGACTACGCTCGCATCCTGTCCCGTCTGCTGACCGATCTGGTCGCCGACTACTGCGCGCTCGAGAACATCCCGCCGGTAGCCGTCGAGGTCACCGTCAATCGCGAGGCCTACCGCGACGCCCGGCTCACCGAGGTGATTACCCTGTACGAGAAGGGCCTCATCAGCCTGGATATGGCCGTGGGCGAGATTTCCAAATTTTTCAGCTTCACCCGCGAGCAGATCGAGCAGTTCCTGGCCTCGAAAAGCACCGTCACCGGGGCGGATGTGCAGCGGTTGTTTGGAGGTGGCCCATGACCATCCCAAATCTGGGTCAGACGTTCGACGCGCTGGTTACGCAGATGCTCCGAACGGGCTACGACCGTCTGCTGACCCGTTTCAAGGCCGAGCTGGCTCGGGGCCACCTCCAGAGCCTACAGCAGTGGGTGCAATTGGGCTGGGGCCGTGGAGCGCTGATGGCCTGGGCTACCCACGCGCGCTGGCTCGCGATCGGCAGCGTCCCCGGTCGCGACGTGCTCGAGGCGCTGGGCGTCCAGAGTCAGGCCTTCGCCGGAACCGTGGAGACTCGAGCCCTCGCAGTGTTCGGGCGGGGTCAGAGCCCCCTCGAGCCTCCGGCCTATCTCAACCTGCTCGCGGGCATCACCGTGCGGGCGGGCTATCACGGAGGAGCCGAGGCCGCTGGAGCGGCGGGAAATGCACCGTTCAAGATGTGGATTCGCAGCTACTCCGGCCGTGGCGAGCACCGCCACTGGCACGACGCGCTCAATGGAGCCACGCTGCCCACAAACAAACCGTTCGTCCTGCCCGGAGGCCCCAATCCCGGAGCCCGTGTGGATGGCCCTCACGACTGGGACAGTTTGCCCGACCCCGCCGAGTGGGCCAACTGCGGGCACGCCCTGATCTACGTCCCCAACGCCACTCGCGAGGATGTGCTGAAGGGGGCTCAGTTTACCCGACTCTAGACAATCCTGCGCCCAGACGACCTCACGGCGTAAAACTGCGGTCGGCCCACTATGCCTGACGAGAATCTCCAACCCACCCCGGCTCCGGGGGAAGAGAGCCAAGCCCCGACCACCTCAACCACCCTGCCCGAGGGGAAATCGGGAGAGCCTAAACTGCTGTCGCAGGAGGAGGTTGATCGCATCGTCGCTGAGCGGCTGAAACGGGAACGCGAGAAAGCGCGCCGGGAGTTCGAGGCCGAGAAGGCCGAGGCCGAACGCCGGGCCAAATTGGAGGAGGGCGAACGGCTGCGGCTCGAGAAACAGGAGGCCGAGAAGCGGGCCGCTGAGGCCGAGGCTCGGCTAATCCGAGCGGAGCGCAAGGCCGAGCTAACCGGCAAGGTGACGAACCCCGAGCGGGTGTTAATCCTCATGGGGGACAAAACCGAGGAGTATTTCAACGACGACGGCAGCGTCAACGTCGAGGCCGTGCTGAGAGATTTCCCCGAGTATGCCCCCACCGCCCCCACCGACTCTAAACCCTCTACTGCCCCGCTAAACGGGGTCCGACCGGCAGTCGGACGACCCCCGAACAAAGAGGCCCAGCTGGCCCAAGCAGTTCAAAAGGGCAATGTTCGGGAGTTCATTCGCCTGTCGCTCAAACGGGAGTAATCTATGCCGCAAGTTGTAGGACAAACCACTACTGCCAACACCAACAACTTTTTAGGCGTCCTCCGGCTGTTCAAAAAACGCCCCAACACCGTGCTGAAACTCATTGGTGGCCTGGGCGACGCTCAGGGCGACGGGACGGGCGACGATGTGGTGATTGGCAATGGTTGGCGACAGGAAGCCAACTACGAGTTCCCCACCAACGTAGACTACGACCTGCCCGCCCCCAGCCAGCCTGGTCGTTTAGAGGGTGCTGCGGCTCCTGCTGCCAACACCTTCCAGACCAGCCAGAGCAAAAACGTGGTGCAGATTTTCCACGAGGCCGTGGACATCTCCTACCTGAAGATGGCCTCAAGCAACCGCCTGGCCGGTGTGGTTGGTAGCAGCGAGGGCGTGGTAGAAACCGCACGGGCGTTCCAGGTCGAGCGGGCCTTGGAGAAAATCGCCCAGGACGTCAACTATTCGTTCCTGCGGGGCACCTACTCCAACCCGGCCAACCCTGCGGCTACGGCGTTGGGCACCCGGGGGATTTTCAACGCCATCACCACCAACGTCTTCGCCAACGGCGGAACGGGTCGGGCGCTCACCACCACCATCCTACAGAACGCCTACAAGGGCATGATTGACAACGCCGGTATTCAGCCCGACACCCTGATCGCCCTGATGAACACCAACCAGATGGCCGCCATCAGTTCGCTCTACACGACTCAGTTCAACCAGGGCCAGGATCGGATGGTGGGCGGTGTGATGGTGCGCACGGTCTACACCGCATTTGGTCGGCTGAACCTGGCCCTCGACCTGGACATGACCCAGACCGACATTCTGTTCATCAACCCGAACGTGATTCAGGGCGTCTATGTCAACGTCCCGGGCAAACCCGAGGGGCTGTTCTACGAGCCCATCGCCATCAGCGGAAGCTCGGAGAAGGGCCAGGTCTACGGGCAGCTGGGCATTGACCATGGCCCCGAGTGGTGCCACGCCCGCATCGGCGACCTATTGTAACCGCTGTGGAGCGCTATTGTAAGCGCTCCACGCTTTTATGGAGGATGCTAATGCCTAAACTGTTTCACCCCCAGTTCGAGCAACTGTACGACCGCAAAACCGGGCTCCAGTTCTCTCCCGAGCGAATCGGTGAGGGGGCGTGGAGGGCCACCGCCGAGGTGCCGGACGAGCTGGTAGCGGATTTCCTCGAGCGGGGCTATCAGTACGTTGATCCACCCGCTCCTGAGCCTGTTCCTGAGCCCAGCGGAACCCCAAAAAAGGCGAGATAACCTATGCCCCGCACCTATGACCCCACCAAGCTCGTTTTGCAGGACCCAACCGACGCGGGCTGGGCGCTGGCCTGGGTGCGGCGGTTCGCGGGCGACGTGCCCAACGCAGCCCTTTCCTGGCCGCTGGACAGCCTCGAGGACGCCGACTGGCAGGGTTGGCTCATTGCCACTGCCTACAACCCCTCGAAAAACTTTCCTCCAGTTCCGGGCGGTCTGCCGGGATATTTCTCCTGGCCACTCTACCCTGGCATCGGCTGGCCCATCTACCCCGACATCACCTACTACCGGCCCCACGTTGCGGCGGCGAGAGCCATCCAGGCCAACCCCTACTGGGTGAACCGGGAAAACATCCTGGGCACAGGGGCCGAGTACCGCAGCGCCGACGCAATCGCCGGAGCCATCACCCGAAACGGAGCGTTCATCGACACGTTGATTCGCAACGCCGAGCGAGCCGGTGGGCGACGCTACACCCCAGGAGGAGTTAACGAATGGCACAGCGTATTCTGACATTCGTCAACCTCGCCACCAACGAGAACGTGAGCGGAGTGTACGGCGAGCGTTCCCCAGGGCTCTCGGGCGAGTTCGCCTCTCCCAGCCCCAGCATGCGATTCGTCACGACCAGCCGGGTCAAAACCGGCGACGTGCTGCGGGAGAGCGATGGCAGCCGCTACCGGGTGGGCAAGGTGTTTCAGGTAGGACGGCGATTGGCCTGTGAGATGGTCAAGGAGGCGTAATGGTTGAGGTCCAGGGTGTAATGGTTGAGGTCCAGGAGGCCGAATTTCTCGCGGATGTGGGCGCGTTCCTGCTCACGTTTACCAACGGGGCCAGCCTGGTCATCACCGGCACCGGGCTCTACCGTCTGGGCAGCGCAGACGGTAAGCAGTGGGCCGAACTGCTGGCAGAGCTGCCTCTGCCAGCTGCCGCCACACTCGAGGCCTGATGAACGTCCAGGTCATCAACCCCCAGGCCCTGCTCTCGGTTCCGGGCAACGTGGTCGCGGTGGGCAATTTGGCGTTTCGGCTGTTGGTTGACGAGGCCCTCATGCGAGCGAGAGAGAATGTAGCCTCCGGGGCCAGTGGGTTGCGGGCTCGCAGTGGAACGCTCTACCGCAGCCTCAAAAAGGGGCCATACCGTCAGTGGCGTCCAGGGGGAGTTGGAGAGCAGAGCATCTACATCGCGAGTCCTGCGTTTTACGGAGCCCTCCACGAAACCGGCAGAACCCGAGATGGGCGCTCGGTGATTACGCCGGTACGCGCTCAGTATCTGGTGTTTCGCGTCTATCTCGCCAGCGACACGGATAAACCCTCAGGCCCCTGGGTGCGCGCCCGGCAGGTGCGCATCGTCAAACGTCCGTTCATGGCTCCGGCCGCTGAGACCGCGATTCGCGGATTCGGTGCGCACGTCCAGAATGCGCTGCGCACCATCGTTCGGGGCGGGCTGCCCCCAAGCGTGCGGGAGGTGTATCAATGACGGCCAAAACGCTGCTCGCCCAAATCGCCGCGATCGCCACGCCCGCTCTGCCCGGCTGGACCGTGTTGCAGTACTACGGCCCTGATGCGGCAGACCGACAGCTCGATATCGGATTCTCCACGGCCACCTATGGAGGATTCGTCCTGGGCGGCTATCAGGTGCTGGACACGCTCAATCTGCGGCTATTCATCCGGCTCGGCGACACTCCCGATGTGGCCTACGCCGCGTTGCTCGATGCCCGAGACGCATTGATGAAGGCAATTTTGCAGAACGCCGACGCGCTCGCCAACGCAGGAGCAGTGCTGTTCCCCGCCCAATCCCCCTATCCTCAGAGCGAGCCTCCGCAGGTAGCTGCGGACACCCTCTCGACGCTGTTCTGGCAGGTGATTCTTCGGTTACCGCTGGAGCGCCGACTATAGGAGCACCATGGAACACACATCCACGTCAACTGGAGTGCTGCTACACAGCGACACTCTAATCCCTGGTCTGGGCCGCCTCACCGCTGGAGAGTACGCAATCGGTGAGGCGGAGGGACAAATCCCAATCGAAATCGCCGAGCGGCTCGCCCTACAGGGCCAGGCCACCCCGCTGCCGGTGAAGGAGGAGGACAATGCCGATTAATCTAGGAGCGTATCTGGGGCTGGGCAAGGAGTCCGCCTACGGCACCCCGGTTGCCCCGGCGGTCTACGCAGCCCTCACCAAGCCCGCTAAATTAACAGTGAACGTGCCTTTGGCCGACGTCGCCAACGTCAACACCTATGGCCCGCTGGCGACCGTTCCGGGCATCCGCTGGGCTGATTTCAGCGCCGAGGCTACCGTGACCCCCAACTTCCTGGGAGCGGCTCTCTCGGCCCTCATGGGCAGCCCGAGCAGCACCGGCACGGCCCCGAATTTTGTCCACACGTTCACCCCGAAACTGGTGGTCCCCAGTTTTACGGCTGAGCACGACGACGGGGTGGACACGTTCCGCACCCAGGGCGTCAAAATCTCGGAGCTGGCGTTCACCCACAGCCCTGAGGGATTTCTAAAACTGGTCGTCACCGGCATGGGCCAGGACCGTGTGGGGGGAGCTGCCTATGTCGCCCCTACGCTCGAGTCCGAATTCTTTTTCCAACGCCACCTGACCATCACCCTCAACGCGGTGGCGCTCAGCGCCGACGTGGAGGATTTCAGCCTCAACCTGAAGATGGGGAAAGAGGCACTCAAAGGCTTCGGGAGCCAGACTATCTCGCTGGTGGAGATTGACGGCACCGCTGAGGCTACCGCTCAGTTCACGTTGCGCTTCTCTTCCGCCCGTGACGCGGCCCGCTACGCGGATTACACGGCGGCGACCGCTCGAGCGGCGTCGTTCGACTGGCTGCTGAACGCCAACCGCGAGTTCAAGGTGGACTTCGCCAACTGCGTGCTCTCGGCGGACCCGCTGGTCATCAGCAACGACGCGCTTGGCCTCGCTCGGGTCAGCATCCAATTGCGGGCGCTCTCCAGCGGCGGCAGCCTGTTCACCGCGACCCTCAAAAACGGCCAGGCCGGAACTGCGTATTAGGAGGACCAGTGCTAACGAAGGAGCAACTTTTGGCGCGTCGGCGCAAAACGGTGGAGCTGGACCTGGGCGGAGGGGAGACGTTCGCGGTGCAGATCAAACCCGTGATGCTCTCCGATTTTTTACAGTTCAAATCCGAGCTGCCCGCCGTGTACCAGATGATTGCCGGGACGATCGGAGCCGAGGGCCAGCCTCCTGTGGGAGCCGACGACCCCCTGACGCGCACCATGCAGGGCTACGATTTTATGTTGGCGGTCGTGCTGGCGGGCGTGGTCGAGCCCCGGCTCTCGCTCCAACCAGGACCGAACGAGCTGAGTCCCCGTGACCTTGAGCCGTTCGGGACTGGAGAGGGGCAGGCCATGCCCAACCTGCGCCGGCTCAGCGAGGAGATTCTAGCACTCAGTGATTTGGGGATGGCCTTTCGCACCGCCGGAGAACCGGCGAGCGTTTCTGCTGCGACTGCACACCCTGGCCCCGACGCTTGACGCGCTGGCCCAGCGCTATCACAGCGACCCCTGGACGGTCTATCACTGGTCGCTCGGACAGTTTGATTTCAACCTCGCAGTGGCCCGCCGGGCTGCCGAAGAGGAGCACATCCGCGATGAGCTACGCCGCATGAGCGAGGTCGGAAGGAGGTAAACGCATGAACAACGTCTACGACGTAATATTCCAGTTGCGGGATAATGCCAGCAGCGCCCTCGCTCGCATCGAGGCGGGCATCAAGGGCGTGAGCGGCAGTCTGGAACATGCCAAAGCTTCCTGGGGCGGCTTCGTCAGCGCATCGCAGGCCGCCATCACCGGGCTGGGCGTGGTAGGAGCGGGGCTGGCCGCTCTGGGCGGGGCAGCCGTGAAAGCGGCTGCCGATTTTGAGCAGAGCCAGATCGCCTTCACCACGCTGCTGGGCAATGGGCAGCGGGCCAAACAGTTCCTCGAGGATTTGCAGCAGTTCGCCAATGCCACGCCGTTCGAGTTCAAGGGGTTGCAGGACTCGGCCCGGCAACTGCTGGCGTTTGGATTCCAGGCTCAGAACATCCTGCCGATCATGACCAGCATCGGCGACGCGGTGAGCGCTCTCGGCGGGGGTCAGTTCGAAATACAGCGGGTCACCCTGGCCCTGGGGCAGATGCAGGCCAAGGGCAAAGTGACCGCCGAGGAGATGATGCAGCTCGCCGAGACCGGCCTCCCGGTCTGGGACATCCTGTCGAAAAAAGTCGGCATGTCCATCGGCGAGACGATGAAGGCCGCCAGCAATGGGGCCATCTCGGCCAGTCAGGGCGTCGCGGCGATTTTGCAGGGCCTCGAGGAGCGTTTCCACGGCTCGATGGACGCCCAGAGCCGCACGCTGAACGGGCTGTTTTCCACCCTGCACGACTCGGCCACCACGACGCTGCGCGTTGTCGGGCAGGAGATCGTCAAAAACCTCGATCTCTCCAACGTCGTAACGAAGGCATTAGGTGTGTTGAACTGGCTCCAGGACTGGGCCAAAAACGGGGGCGTGGCTCAGGCGTTCGCCTGGATTCGCGACAACGCCGTTCTGTTGGCCGGAGCCATCACGGGGGTGCTGGCCCCTGCGATTCTCAACGCCGCCGCCGCTACTGCGGCCCTGCTGGTGCGTATCGCACCGCTGGCAGCGGCGGGAGTGGGCGCCGCTGTAGCGCTACGCGGCCTGGGCGTGAGCGGGGGCGATTTGCTGCGGGTGTTTGCGCTGGTGGCGCAGGCCGTCTCTGGGTTGGTGAGCGTGTTCCAGGGCCTCGTGCAGGTGGTGGGGGGAGTCGCCTCGTACATCAGCTCGTTTTTCCGCTCGGTCGCCAGCAACTTCAGCGACTATTTCCGGTCGGCGGCAGAGTCCATCACCAAATTCCAGCACATGGATTTCCTCGGGGCCTATCAGTCCTGGCAGGCCGCGATGGGGATATTCGACCGGGCGACTCAGGCTGGCACGGGCGCGCTGGTCAACGCGTTCAGCACTGCTCAGCCGCTCATCAGCAGCGGACTGGCCAAAATCACCAGCTCGCTCAACAATCAGGCTGCCCCTGAGTTCAAAAAATTCGCCAGCGACGTGAGCGGCAGCGTCAATCAGGTGACCAGCTCGTTCACCAAATTGGGCAGTCTGGGCAATCTCCCCGGTGGGGGGGCTGTTTCGACAGCCGGAGGCAGCGCCGCCAAGGGCTGGACGGCTGCCGCAGTTGAGCGATTACTGCCCGCCGCTCGTGCGTTGGTTGCCACAGTCGAGCGATTGCAGCAGGCCGGGCAGTTCCTGGCTGCCGACGACGCGCTACAGCGGTTCTTCAAATCGGGCGGAGAGGCCGCCCAGAAAGCAGTTGAGATCGCCAAGGCGGAGCTCAAACGGGCTCAAGATGCTGCGGTCGCCGCCAGCAAACGCATCGCTGAGGCCGTGCAGAACGATTTTAGCCGGGCGCAGGACGCGCTGAGCGCTAAGGCCCAGTCCTGGGCCAGGGCCTGGGCCGAGAAACAACAGGAGGCTGCTCAGGCTACGGCGGATGCGGCTAAAGCGGCAGCGGAGGCGGTCGCCAACGACTGGTATTTCGCCCACGACAGCATGACCCAGAAAGCGCAAAGCTGGGCCAACGCGTTCAAAGAAAAACAGGCCGAGGCCCAGAAAGCCGCTGAGGCCGCAGCTAAAGCCGCTGCGGAGGCGTGGGCCAGGGCGTTGCAGGAGCGCAGGGCGGCCGAGGAGCTTCGGGGAGTCAACAGCAGTGGCCCCGGCACTACGGATAAACTCGGTCAGA